TAACATTAGAAGAAGAAGGAGAAAAATCAAAAAAGGTTACATTAGGAGATTTATTCAAAAAAATAAATAATTGATATATTATTATATTTTTACTATAATAATATATAATATATAAAAATACAAGATTGGTTTTATTAATTCTAGTATTGATTTACACTATAAAAAAAAGGCGTAAAAAGCCTTTTTTTTATGATATTTTTGAACTTATTACTTCAATAATTAATGTAACTATGGTTACAATACAACTTGTAATAGCAATAACTTTTTTATATGAAAATTCTTGATTGGTAACAGCATTTTTTTGTATTGTATTACAAATTTCTTTCTCAACTACATTTTTTTTTAAATCATCTAAATTTTTTTGTGTTGCATAAGTTTTTTCAACTTCATTAATATTTTGTTGTATAATATCTATACATTTTTTTAATTCTGCTATTTTTGTATCTATTTTTAAATTTATATTTTCTACTTGCTGGAAGTGGTCACTTCTCAAACTATTTATATTATCATTTATAGTATTTATATTATCATTGATTTTATCTAAATATAATTTTAACATTTCATCCATATTAATTACCCCTATTATGTTATTTAAGTGTATTTACTTTTTTTATTTCCATAAATGACCTTCCAAGAACCCTTGTATAATCAGTATCAGATACATTTTGTGCCCATTGCAAATTTAATTTTAACCCTTCATCACCAGTTATACAAAAAAGATTTTCTTGTATATAACTTTCATTCGCAGAGCCATCAACACCATATGGAATTGATGAAGTATCATTATAATTACTCATTTTTACGTTTGTATCTCCAACATCAGAAGTTGCATACGCTGGACCTATTACATTTCGATAAATTGTACCAGTTCCATTATGACTCCATGCTATTTTTATTCTTGGTGTTGAACTTGCTGCCACAACAGCAAGATGTAAATTAATAATATACATTGAATTTGCTTCTAAATAACAATACAAATCATTGTCATTACTAAGTGAATTATCACTTATTCTATCTTCATAATCTCCTTTTGTAACAATAAAATTATCTTTTTCAATTGAATGGCCTTGTGTATTGGCTATTACAAAATCAGTAATCATTGAAAAGCCAGAATCACCATCATGTCCAAGATAAATACATCCCTCTGCTGTCGCTGAAATAGATGTTTCATACTCTAATATACTTATAGCCTCGCCATTCCGCTTTAAAATTGCTCTTATTTCTTGGATGTTTTTTTCAAAATATACTTCATATCTATCATGTTTTTTTAACGCATTGGTTAAAGCATTTGAAATTGTAGTTAATACACCAGCTTCATTTATATCCATATAAAAAGTATCAGAATCAATAAATATAGATATATAATTGTCATCATCATTTACCCATGTTATACTTGCACCTTCTCCATCCTTCTTACAATAAAATTCCATTTTGGCAATAAAAGCAAGAATACTACAGTATATATGCAAATTTACATATGAATAAGTTTGTGCGTAGGGATTTAAATGCATAAAACCTAACTTATAATTATGATTATCCCAATACAATCCCCAATAATCAAAGGTAATATCAAATAAATTTTCCCATGAAGAGCCATCATATTTTTGGAATGGGTTAAAATATCCAGCATAATCGGGGTCTTGTCTATATAAAGATAATAATTGTAATGAAAAATATTCATTTTGTGCATTATTTGCAGAAATTGCTTCAATTCTTATATATGTTATATCATCCCATCCAGATGGTGCGCCATTTGTTGTAAAATCACTTTTCTGCGGTGCTAGACAATTCCAGCCATTATTAAATCCTGCAGGGTTTGAAGCAATAGAATAATTATTTGAATTATCATCACCAAGTTTAAATTGAAAATATGTAAACTTAGTAATATCAGTAATATAAAAAACTATTAAGATACAATCATCAATAGCACTAGCTGAACCATCATTAAATTTAGTCAAATCTAATGAGGCAATATTTTTATAAATTCCTATCCAACTTCCTGTATTATCAGACTCAATCATTTTTACTGCTTTTCTTCCAATTATATTATTTGTTGTATCTTCATCACATGTAGTACTTGCCGCAGCGGTCCACTCTGTATCATCTTGAAAAGATTCTATTTGTTTACAATTTCTTTGCCAAAAATATTGTATATAATCAGAAAGTTTTAATGTTTGCCTTCTTCTTAATTCTTCATCAGTTAAAGCAAGAACTCTTTCCATCTCATTTAAATTTGTTTCATTAATTGCGGGTGCCATCCCGTTTGCAAATGCTATTTCAACAAATTTTCCAAAAGCACTCAATTATATCACCACCTTTTTTATTTTAAATCATTAGTCTTTCTGGCATTTAAATAACTTTTGTTTGGCTTTTTAATTTCTTGAAGTCTTTCCTTTATTCCACATCGTTTTTTTGGCGTGCCGGTATAAGGTAAATCAATCGAAAATCTTTGATACTTTTTGCCAGAAACTTCTACAGTCATGTCTAAATATGATAAGTTTTTCTTAATTGAATTAATTATATTTACGCAAAAATTTGCATATGCCATTTTTAAATAATCTTCTTTTTCTTCTTTGCTTAAATTTTCTGGTATTTCAAAGTCTTGACTAAATTTTTGAGCCATTATAATTACCCCCTTACAAATTCGTCTGTTCTTGTTATTTGTATTTCTTCTGCGGCTGTTTTACTTTCTACTGGTGATAATACAATTCTAGATAACATCAAACCAGTATTCTTTCCAGCACCTTCCATCCAATTATAAGCATGTGAACCACAAAAAAAGCCAATTTCTTTAATTGTTACAATTCCAGCATAGTCACTTGGTTGATTACTACTTAATATACCCCTTGACTGTACTTCACCAATTCCAGCCCTAAGTTTTGTTAGTATTGGGAATCTATATATTTCATTTCCTAATGTTGTATCAGTAGCAGCCGCAGGCGTATCATCATCACCAATAGCAATATATTTTAATTCTATATTTGGTGATGGATAATATAGACTTTTTATTATTTCATCAAGTGCATTATTTGTAATCATATTTTTTATTTTGCGATAACTTCCATTACTTTTTATAATTTCAATAGTTCCAAACCATTTATATAATTCTTTAATTTTTATCATAAATATCTCCTTAATCATAATTAGTATGTGTACTAACTAAAGTCCCCGGAAATAAAATATTTGATGGGAATAAAGCGTTTGATGGAAATAAACATGTAAACTTTTTTATAACTACAGTTCCAGACCATTCATAACTTTCATCTATAGGAATATCAATTGTAACTAGTGCATTTTCTCTAATTACAAAATCAGATCCTTTTGACATCCATTCTTTAAAGAAGTCAATCCATCCACCAATAGCCTCACCATCAATCAAAGTTACAGTTCTTAATAATTTATATCCAGTATCTTTTATTTTTAATCCTTCAACAAGATATCCATTTCCTTCAGATATTTTTGAGTCAATTTCAAATGTTGGCATTGTAACATCACAAATTTGTCCTATTTTATACTTCAAATCTCTATATGTTGAAAATTTTATTTTTTTCGCTATTTTTGAGTATTTATCCAATAAAGCATTTGCCTTTTCATCTGCAATTGTTATTCCTTCAATTCCATCACCACTTGCAATATTTTCATATATTCCACTACCACCTTCAATACTTTTTCTTTCATTTATTGCATCTTCATCCTCTTCTATTATATCTAATTCATATTGCCCATAATATTTTACTACAAGATACTTATTTAGTGGAATTGGTTCTTGTGTAGAATCTTGAATTATTTGATTTGTACCTTTTGACCAATACCATTCCATATTATTATCAATCCCAGAAATACCAATCAATGCTGAATCAACCATATCTGAATTAGGCGGATTTTCTCTATAATACCATGTAGTAATATAAAGGTTAGGTTTTTGATTTATATTAAATTGTACATTATATGTCCTATCAACATTTTGAAGTAAATTTGCTGTTTCAGTAAGTTCATCTGTAACAGCATTTACCCTTTTTAATACCTGTCTATTCCTATATTCATTAATATTATCGTTCAAACTTAAACTTTCAAACAAATAATTATTATATTCATGAAAAGATGGTCCATTTTCCGTTCTATCATTAAAATAAAATTTCTTGTCTGGACCTATAAACCATTGCCATCCTATTAAATTTGAAAGTTCATCACAAACTTGTGAACAGAATATATATGGACAATTTATTGAACATTCATTAGTTGTTTCTTTAATTGATGTTGAATCATACCATATACCATCTTCGCTTAAATAATTATCTATTATATCTTTTATTATTTCTGATATTTTCATTCTTGGATAAGATTTATTAACTGTAATCCTATCCAAAATACTTGTATAATCTACACATATTATTTCTTGTGAAAGTTGTGGTTTTACATTTATTTTTCTGGTAGATGGTGAATTTATATACCCACCATATATTAAAATACCATCTTCATATACTTCAACTTTTTTTCCAATTATAGAAGAAAAATAATAAAGCCTATCATTTTTAAATTCATCTATAAGAGTAAATTTTAATACTGCCCTTTTTCCGCTTTTATCATAACTAATATCAAGTGTCTTGGTTTTTACTTTTACTCCATTGGGAAGTCTTTCATTATTTATTGTTATATAAAACATTAAAACTTTCCTCCACTTCGTTGTAAAGTTTCTTTTATTTCAGTTAGAAAAGAATCTACATCATTAACACCATAGAAATTAAACTCATTTCCAGTTAATAAATTTGAATTTCCGGCACCTGCAAAATTTCCTTCTAATCCTCCAATTCCACCAAGTTTTATGTCATTCATAAAAGTATTTTTTATATAGGCATCCGCTCTTTCTAAACTTTTCTTAATAGGGCCTTTAAAATTTAATTTGTCTAAATCACGCAAAGGACCAGCTTTTGCTGGTGAAAATGGAAAATAATCTCTAATTTTTTTCGCCATGTTATAAGTAACATTGGTTAAGTCACCATACATACTTAATATACCATCTATTAAATCAGAAACAATATTTTTCCCAGCTTGCTTCATTCTTGTACTTGAAAATCCTTTAAGAAGTCTTTTTATAATTTCTCTTCCTGTTGCAATTAATGCAATTCCAGCAAGTTTTAACGCTCCTACTGATACATCAACAATTAATTTTCCAAGTTTGTCCATGAAATCACTTTTTTGTTCTTTAGTTCCTTTTTCTACTTGGTTAATCATGTTTTTACCAGCGTTTTTAACTTCTGGTTTTTTATGCAAGTTTGCAAACCAATTTTTGATGCTTGACCACCAGCCATCTAATTTTTCCTCAATCATTTTTCTTGCATCTTCAAAGGATTTTTTCACCATTTTCCACCAGGTTTTAAATTTCTTATCCATTTTTTCTGGCATTGAATCAAACCATTTTACAATTGAGTCATTCCAGCCTTTTAACTTTGTTTCTATACTTTCTTTTATTTCTACAAATTTGGTTTTAATTGCTTTATTCCAATTATTTATTTTTTTATTAATTTTTTCTGGTATTGAATTAAACCATTTTTCTATTTCATCTTTCCATATTCCAAATTGTTTTTTGTTCTCTTCATTTTGTGCAATTGCCCACTCAACAATTGTATTTTTCCAACTTATCAAGGAATTTTTAATATTTTCTGGCATTGAATCAAAAAAAGTCATTATATCTTCTTTCATTTTTAGAAATTTACTTTGTATACTTTCACTTATTTCAATTAATTTTAAATTAATTGCTTCTTTTATTTCTAAAAATTTATTTTGTATACTTTCACTTATTTCACTTATTTTTAAATCAATCGCTGTCTTTATTTCATCAAATTTTTCACCTATTAGATTTTTTAAATCAATTAATAATTCAACAAATATTTTTGTTAATTCAGTAGAAAAAAGTACACTTTTATCCACGATAAATGCAAATGTTCTTTTGGACACGTCTTTTATATGTTCCCAAGCCTCTTCCCAATCTCCTTGTATCAATGAAGTACCAATAAAAATTATATCTTTGATATTATTGATAGCCAGATCAACAATATCAAGAACTATATTCCATACTTTTTCAACAAATGCCATTATTGTATCACCATGTTTTTGCCAAAATTCATTAATTTTTCCTAATACAAAGGCAATTACATTTTGAATTTCAACAAATATATCACTTGCAACATCTTTTATATTATTCCATGTTGCTGTAACCCTATTTCTAAATTCTTCATTAGAATTATATAATTTTTTAAATGAGGCAACAATTGCAGTAATAGCTAATGTAAATTCACCTATTAAAATAATTACTCCGGCTATTGCGGCAGCTATTGCACCAAGAGTTGGTAAACCAACTGTACTAATTACTGTCATTAATGTTGTTATTCCTGTAACAGCCGCACCAACAGCACCTGCCAATGTAGCTATTGCAGTTCCCAAAATAGCAAAAAGTGGACCAATAACACCAGCAAGTGTTCCAAAAAGTAGTATTAATTGCTGTTGTTTAATTGACAAACTTGCAAATTTATCCCCTATCCATGCAATTACTTTTGTTACTTTTTCGAGTACTGGCAATAAAGCCGATTTTAAAACATCAAAGAATTTTATTGCTGTTGCCTTTGCTTGTGATATAGCTTGATTCCACTTAAAATCGACTGTCTCACTCGCTGATTTAAAGGCATCGTCAAGAATACCTGTACTATTTGCAACTTTATCAAAGGTTACTTTGTTTGCTTCTAAAGAATTACCCATTAAATCTAAAACACCCATTAAAGCTCTAATATTTGGGAAAACTCTTGCCATAGCTTCTTCACCATACTTATTGGTCATTTCCCTCAAATCAATTAAAGCCTGTAACAATCCTTCATCCTTTATTTTTTTTCTCATTTCACTTGAAGATGTTCCCATTGCTTTTAATTGTTCTTCTGCTTGTTTGCTTGGTTTTATAAGACCTGCCATAATACTTTTTAATTGAGTGGCAGCCTCCGCCGCATTTGTACCAGTCTTAGTCATGGCAGCCTGCGTGGCAGCCACTTGGTCAAAAGTTACACCCATTTGACTTGCTAATGGAAGTACCTGTCCCATACTAGCTGCCAGTTCAGATGCTTCTGCTTTTCCTTCTCTAACCGCCGCAGTAATAAT